CGGCGCGGGAGCTGGCGCGGATGCCGGCGGCGCGGGAGGCGCCGCCGCCAGCAGCGCCGGCTGGCTCGACGGCGTCACGTTCGCCGACGCCGGCGCCCGCGAGGCGCTGACCAAGGGCGGGTTCGACCGCGCGGCCTCGGTCGAGGCGGCGCTGGAGATGGCGGTCAAGGCCCATGCCTCGGCCGAGAAGAAGCTGGGGGTCAAGCCCGACCAGCTGATCCGCAAGCCGGGCGAGGGCGACAACCCGGCCGAGTGGCGGTCGAAGCACCGCGAGGCGCTGGGGGTGCCCGAGGCCGCCGCCGGCTACGGGCTGGCGAAGCCCGCCGAGTTGCCCGAGGGCTTGCGCTGGGACCAGGCCAAGGCCGACCGGCTGGCGCAGACCGCGCTGGCGCAGGGCTGGCCCAGGGACGTGACCCAGGCGGTGATGACGGCCTATATCGACGACCAGAAGGCGGCGCTGGCCGAGGTCCAGGCCGAGGCGGGCGAAGCTCTGGCCGGGCTGAACAACGCGCTGACCGAGAAGTGGGGCGGCGCGGCGCAGGCGAACCTCAACCTCGCCAGCCGGGCGCTGCACCATTTTCTGGACGCGGCCGGGATCGCGCCCGAGAGCGCCGAGCGGCTGCAGCGGGCGATGATGGAGGGCGGCCAGATCAGGGACGCGCAGCTGGTGGCGGTGTTCCACGCCGTCGGCGCGGCCATGGCCGACGACCAGGTGGCCGGCGAGGCGCTGGCCGGCGCCGGCGGCCGGGACGCGCCCAAGAAGGGCGCCGAGGAGACCATGTGGCCGAACCTGGCCAAGGGGGAGTGAGCGATGGCGGTCACCAAGCAATGCGCCTCGATCATCCGCGCCGGCATCCGGGGCGGCAAGACCACCGCCGAGATCAACGCCACGCTGAAGGAGCGCGTCGGCGTCACCGTGGGGGCGGCCACCGTCGCGGCCTTCCGGGCGAAGCCGGAGAGCCGCACGCCGGCGCAAAAAGCGCCTGGCGACGATCCGGAAGGGCTGAGCGATGAGCGATGGCGGCGCACCAGACCCCGGCGGCGGCGCGACCGGCGAGATCGAGCCGGGACCGGCGCAATGGTTCGACGACATGCTGGACGACGATCTGAGGATCATCGCCAGCGACTTCGAGAGCCGCGAGGCGTTCCTCGCGGGCACCACCGCCGCGCAGCGGATGTTCCCGGCGTTCGGCGGCGAGAACGGGCGGTGATCCCACCCCGCCCGCCCGATCTGGTGGCGGGCGGGGCGGCGGCCCCCATATCCGGGGATTGACTTTTCCCGAATTCTGATGCAGCAATTGAGTCGGCCGGGGAGTCCCACGGGGTCCGGTGCCGGCGGGCAAGCCGCTCGTTCAAGCCGCGTGAAGGCCAGGTCGGGTCCGGTATCGCCGCCGGGGAGTCCTCCGAAGTCGTGTCAATCACAGCTTCGCGAGGACAAACCGAAAGATGCCCTCCAAGCACAATCCAGACGCAAGGCCCGCGGCGGCGCCGACGCGCGCGCCGTCCGCCTTGCGCTCAGGCAACGAGGAGATCTGATCCATGCCAACGCTCGGCACCAACGCCCTGACCTACGCCGACTGGGCGAAGATGTTGGACCCGAAGGGGAACATCCCGACCATTGTCGACATGCTCGCCGAGAGCAACCCGATCCTGCAGGACGCGGCGGTGATGGAGGGCAACCTCAAGACCGGCAACCGCATCATCGTGCAGTCCGGCCTGCCCTCGGTCTCGCGCCGGGCGCTCAACGAAGGCGTCCCGGCCGGCAAGATGCTGACCCGCCAGGTCGACGATATGTGCACCCAGCTGGCGGGGTACTGCGCGGTCGACGCCAAGCTGGTGGAGCTGGCCAACAACAAGGCCGCGTTCCTGCTGGCCCAGGAGGCGGGCTTCCTGGAGAGCCTGTCGCAGGAGCAGGCCGACCTGCTGTTCTACGGCAACCCGGCCAACGACCCGCGCGACTATCTGGGCCTGGCGCCGCGCTACGGCGTCAAGTCGACCGACAAGACCGAGGCCGGCTTCAACATTGTCGACGCCGGCGGCGTAGGCGCCGACAACACCTCGATCTGGATGGTCACCTGGCACGAGATGTCGACCTTCCTGACCTACCCGCAGGGGTCGAAGGCCGGCATCCAGCGCTTCACCAAGGAGAACGAGTTCCTGGCCGACGCCAACGGCAACAAGTTCCGCGGCTACGAGAGCTACTACGAGTGGGACAACGGCCTGGTGCTGCGTGACCACCGCGACACGGTGCGCATCGCCAACATCGATGTCAGCGCCCTGACCAAGGACGCGAGCGCCGGCGCCGACCTGATCGACGCCCTGATCGAGGGCTGGCACAAGATCCGCCACCAGGGCCGCGGCCGGCAGGTGGTCTACTGCACCCGCACCATCGCCTCGTTCCTCGACCGCCAGGCGATGAACCAGAAGAACGTGAACCTGACCGTGCAGCAGCTGCAGGACGGGGCCACGGTTACCCGCTTAAAGGGCCTGCCGGTCAAGGTCTGCGACGCGCTGCTCGAGACCGAGGCGCAGGTCACCTGACCGCCGCCAGATCAAGGGCGGCGCGGCGCCGGGGCGCCGCCCGCCGAACCGAACCGATCCCGATCAAGGAGCCGATCCAATGATCTTCGACGCCCAGAACCTGTTCTCCGAGAACCAGGCGATCACCGCGACCGCCGTCTCGACCAACGTCATCGACCTCGGCATCGCCCGCAAGGGCGAGGGCGAGCCGCTGGCGCTGACGATCAACGTCACCGAGGCGTTCAACCTGCTGACCGACCTGACGGTCCAGCTGCAGACCGACGACAACGCGGCCTTCGCCTCGGCCACCGTCGCCGCGACCTCGCCCGCGGTGCCGCTGGCCAGCCTGGTCAAGGGCTACGACTTCCCGCAGCTGACCGTGCTGCCCGAGAAGCTCGAGCGCTACGTGCGGCTCAACTACGTCAAGGGCGGCGCGGGCGTGCCGACGACCGGCAAGATCACCGCGGCGATCGCCACCGGGCGCCAGACCAACAAGTAGGCCCAAGGCCACGAGCAGCGGCCGGGCGGCGTGAGGCGCGCCGCCCGGTCATCCGATCCACGCGTAAGACGCCCGAAAGGGGGACCACATGGCCAGGAAGCCGCAACCCGCCGGCCCGAGATACCGCTGCATCCGCGACTGCTTCGTCGGCAATTTCCGCTACAAGGAAGGCTGGGAGGGCCGCCTCGCCGGCGCGGCGCCGGCGCATTTCGTGGCGCTCGACGACCGGGGCGAGCCGGTCGAGGACGGCCCGCCCGACCAGGCCGGCGCCGCCCAAGCCTGAGACCCGCGCGCGCGGCCGGAGCCCCTGCCCGCGCGCCCCCCACGTTGAGCCGGCCGCCGCGCGGAGCTGACCATGCCTGCCCATCCCGCCACCGTCGCCATCTGCAACCGCGCCCTCGGCCTGATCGAGCACAATGTGCGGTTCAGCGATTTCGAGGACGGCTCGGACGAGGCCGAGGAGGCCAAGCTCCACTACGACGCCGCCCGGCGGCTGGTGCTGAGCCGCATCCCCTGGCATTTCGCGACCGATTTCGTGCTCCTGAGCGCGACCCTGGACGCGTCCAGCGCCGGGAACGCCCCGGCGGCGATGCCGAACGTGTTCCTGCTGCCGCCCGGCGTCATCAAGCTGCGCCGGCTGCCGGACGCGCCCGAGGGCGCGCGCTGGCGCGTGGTCAAGGGCGACAACCGGCTCTACACCGACCAGGGGCCGCCGCTCCTGATCGAGGCGACCTTCGACGCCCAGGACCCGATGCAGTTCGAGCCCGACTTCGTCGCCGCGCTCGAGGCGCTGCTGGCCGCCAAGTTCGCGCCGCGCTTCTCGCGCAGCCAGAACCGCACCGAGGTGTGGCTGCGCCGCTTCGAGGAGCTGATGGCCGAGGCCGCCGGATCGGACGCCCAGGAGGGCGAGGCGCCGCCCTGGGACGGGCGGCTCGAGCCTGACTGGCGCGGCGTGGTCGAGAACGCCTATTCGGCCGGCGCCGGCCGGTGGCCGGGCGACGGCTGGGGCAAGGCCACATGACCCGGGTCTCGCCCGCGCAGGTCTCGACCGCCTCGGGCGAGATCTCGCCCCAGCTCCACGGCCGGCCGGATTTCCTGCGCTACCAGAACGGGGTCGAGCTGCAGCGCGGCTACGTCAGCCTGCCCGAGGGCGGCGCGCTGCGCCTGCCCGGCACCCGCTATGTCGGCCGCCTGAAATCCGACCTCGCCGGCATCCTGATGCCGTTCATCCGCAACGAGACCGACACCCTGATGCTGGAGTTCACCGACCAGCTGATCCGGTTCTGGCGCGAGGAGGCGCTGGTGCAGGCGCCGCTCGGCGGCGACCTGGAGCTGGCCAGCCCCTACCTGGCCGCCGATCTGGCGAACCTGCAGCAGGTGCCCTCGGCCGACCGGGTCTACATGGTCGACGGCCGCCAGCACCCGCAATGGCTGTCGCGCCTGGCGCTCGACGACTGGACCATCGGCCCGATCCCCTACGAGAAGGGGCCGTTCGACGGCCAGAACACGGCGGAAGCGGACAAGATCGTCGCCAGCGCCACCACCGGCGCGATCACCCTGACCGCCAGCTTCGATATCTTCGAGGCCGGCCATGTGGGCGGGTTCTTCTATCTCGGCGAGGGCAATCAGGACGATGTCCCCGAATGGACCGGGCAGACCGGGGCAGCGGTCGGCCAGCGGATGCGCAACGACGGCAAGGTCTACCGGATCTCGAGCTTCGACGGCTCGGGCTCGGGCACCGGGGTCAACCCGCCGTTCCACGAGGAGGGCCTGTGGCTGAGCGCCAAGAACGGCCCGGTCTGGGAGTTCATCCACGCCGGCTTCGGCATCGTCACCATCACCGGGGTCACCAGCCCGACGGTGGCCAGCGCCACGGTGATCAGCGAGCTGCCGGCCTCGGTCGCCGCCGCGCCCGGCACCTATCGCTGGCGCGAGGGGCTGTGGTCGGACAAGAACGGCTACCCGGCCGCGATCGCCGCCCAGGGCGATCGGCACTGGTATGGCGGCACCCCGGCCGCGCCCACCCTCCTGGTGGCCTCCGACATCGGCGCGCCCCGGCGCTTCGTGCCCTCGACCCTGGCCGATGGCAGCTTCGCCCTGCTGCTGCCCTCGACCAAGCGCCGGATCAGCCGGATCAAGTGGATCGAGCCCGGCGGGCGCAGCCTGCACGCCGGCACCGGGTCCGAGGAGATCTCGGCCCGCGCGACCGACGACGGCCAGGGGCTGACGATCGAGACCACCCGCTTCGACGCCGACAGCGGGCGCGGCTCGAGCGAGGTCAACCCGGTCAACATCGACGGCTCCCCGGTGTTTGTCGGCCCGGACGGCAAGCGGCTCTACGGGCTCAGATACGTGTTCGAGGACGACCGCAACGTCGCCGATCCGCTGACGCTGGCGGCGCGCCACATCCTGGCGCCGGGCGTGGTCTGGATGGCCTGGCAGGAGGTGCCGTGGCGGGTGCTGTGGCTCGGGCTCGGCGATGGCGAGATCGTGTCGCTGGCCTACGAACCCGATCAGCAGGTGTTCGGCTTCGGGCGCCACGACCTCGCCGCCGGCGGCCTGGCCGAGTGGGGCGCGGTCAAGCCGACCGACGACGGCCGCTCGGAGGAGCTGTGGCTGGTGGTCGCCCGGGTGATCGGCGGCCAGACCCAGCGGATGATCGAGGTGATGGCGCCGCCCTATGGCCTGGACGCCGGCGCGGACGCCCCGCCGGCGCTGGCCGACGCCTGGCACCTGATGTGCGCCGCGCGCTACCAGGGCGCGCCCACCAATATCATTGCCGGGCTCGGCCACCTCGAGGGCGAGACCGTCAGCGTCTGGACCGAGAAGGGCGGCTTCGAGGGGCTGGTGGTCACCGGGGCCGAGGTCGCGCTGCCCGAGGGCGAGCAGGTGACCTCGGCGATCACCGGCCTCGATCCCTCGGCCACCCAGCGGCTGCGCTATCTCGATCTGCAGGCCGGCGCCCAGGACGGCGGCTCGGCCGGGCGGCTGAAGGCGATGCGCGGGCTGGGGGTGCGGCTGGCGCACACCGCCGGCGGCGTGGCGGTGACGATCCAGCCCGACAGCCGGGGCCTCAAGCGCGAGAGCCGGCCGGTCAAGCTGCTGGCCCGGGCGCTCAGGGCCTTCGAGCCGCCGCCGGTGTTTTCCGGGGTCGTCGACGTCGACCCGAAATACGGCTGGTCCGAGACCCTGCAGGTCGAGATCAGGCCCGAGGGCGGGGCGCCGATCAGCGTCCTCGGGGCGGTGCCGACGCTGCAGACCACGGACGGCTGAGATGTGCACCGGGATCGAGACCGCGCTGATCCTCGCCGGCACCGTCGCCTCGGTCGGCGGCGCGGTGTTCTCGGGCATCCAGCAGCAGCAGGTCGCCAAGGCCAACGCCCGCGCGGCCGGGATCGAGGCCGACCGGGCGCGCGAGGTCGGCCGCATTCAGGAGGCACAGGCCCGCGACGACATGCGCCGCGCCATCGCCCGCCAGCGCGCCGGGCTGGCCGCCGCCGGGATCAGCCTCGCCTCGCCCTCGGCGCTCGATCTCGGCCAGGAGGCGGGCGAGCAGGCCTTCCTCGACGCCCAGGCGGTGCGCTCGGGCGCCGACGCCCGCGCCCGGTCGCTGGATTTCGAGGCCCGGCTGTCGCGGGCCGAGGGGCGGCGGGCGCTGTTCGGCGGCTTCGCCCAGGGCGCCGTGACGGCGCTGAGCGGCGCCCGGTCGGCGCTGACCGCGCGCGCCCGCCTGGCGGCGCTCGGATGAGGGGGGCGCCATGATCATCGTGCCTCGCGCCAGCCCGCAGCCGAACCTGCCGGGCCTGCCGCGCGCCAACCCCGGCGCGCCGAACGCCGGCGACGCGCTGGCCGGGATCGGCGCCGGGGTCGCCGACCTCGGCCAGGCGGTGGCGCGCGTGCGCGCCGCCGAGCGCGACCGCGACCGCGAGACGGCGCTGCGCGCCGCCCGGGTCGACGCCGCGCGCGAGCTGGCCG